GCTCAGCTTGGAAGAATGGGCTATAAAGGAAAGAAAGTTGCTGATGTTGTAGAAAAGGCTGTGCGCCTTGGCGTTGGAGACACTAAAGCAAAGACTTTTGGCCGAGGACAAACGGCGCGAATGGCACCTGCTCTGGTGGGTTCAGAAGAGGCGATGGCTCAGGAGGCTGCTCCAGCTGCTGGTGGAATAGCTTCTCTCCCTGTTGAAGAAGTTCAAGTATCTGAAAAAAATCCAGTTACTGTTGAAGAAATTGAAAGCCTCGGAATTAGTGCTGAAGATTTTGCAAAACTTAAACCAGAAGTTCAGCAAGAGTATTTACAGTTATTGAATGACAGAAGAATGGCCGCAAACGTTGGTTATGGCATTGGATCTGGTATCGCAGGCATGGGCGATATTTTAACTGCGCCAGTTAGAGGTGTTGGAGAGGGATTAGAAGCCATCGCGCAAAGCAGATTAGGTAGAGCAATCGGTCTTTCTGAACCAGGCGAGGTTGATGAACCGTTTGAATTGTTCCCCATGTCTGAGTACATGCAAGAGGGCGCTAGAAGAAATGCGCCCGCCACCATGGAACAATTAAAACAAGGCTTTGAACCACCTGCTCCTCCCTCTGCGCCTGCGGTTTCTGAGGTTGAAGAAGATCCTTTTGCATCTGTGACCCCAGAGAGTCAGGCTTTTGTTGAGCAGCAAGCAGAAGAAGTCGAGCCTGAAAGTTCAGGTGGTATATTCAGCATGCTTCAAGATCCTGCTACTCAATATGCTTTGGCAAAAGCTGCACAACCAACAGAAGGCAGAGTGCCTAGGAACTTCCTAAGTGACATAACGTTAGCGAAAGAGGAGTACAGAGAGCTTGAGCGGCAGAGAGATCTTGACGAAAGAAGGATGAAGCAAGAAGAGCGCGGCACTGCGTTTGAGCAACAGCTTGAGATATTAAAGAAAGAGCGCCCTGATCTTGATGCAGCAGGTCGAATTAATTTACTGCTTAGTAAAGATCCATCTCAGTTAGAGCAGTTAACTTTGTTCTCAAATGTAAAAGCACAATACTATGAAAGCATTAGCGACAGTTTTGCGGGTCAAGATTTAGATGCTGATCAAATTGATGCCATGGCTGATCGTTTTGCTAGAAGAGATTTAAAGATGGAACCGCGAGAGGCGACATCTGGCGGCATAAACGTTGATGCAGAAGGTAACGAGATAGCGCAATGATAACGATAAATTTGCCAGATGGCAGGTCTATCAACATTGATACAGATGATAAAGATGTTGCTTTAAGTGCTGCAAAAAAATACATATCTAAAAACCCTGTAACTGAGCGCGGGGCTGAGCTTGGCGAAGAAGATGTATCAGCTTTAGGCGACATAGCTCGAGGCGTGGGCGCTGGTCTTGTTGGTACAGTTGAGGGTATAGCTTCTCTTCCTGCAGAACTTGCAGACCTAGTTACCGATCCAGAGGAAAGTAACGCTGAAGCAGTAAGAGAGTTCTTTGGTCAATACAAACCCACCACATCTACAACTTTAGGCGAAGCCGCCAAGTTTATTACACAATTTGCCGTACCCGGTGGTCTTGCCGCCAAGGCAGCGAAAGCTGCTCAGCTTGGACGCGCTGGGCAGATTGGTTCATTTGCGGCTGCTGATGTTGCTGCTACAACTCCTGATGTTGAAACCCTTGGCGACTTCTTTGATGGTGGCCCCACCAAAAGGTTAGATGCGTCTGAATTAGTTGGCGCTGAACGTGCAGCTGCAGATTTAAGTAACCGATTAAAGGTTGCTGCTGAAGGTGCAACTTTGCTGCTTGGAGTACCTGCTGCAGTAAGAGTTGCAGCCCCTGCGCTAGGCAGAGGTGTTGATGCAGTTGCAAGCACAGACGTTGTTAAGAGGACTGCACAAGCAATTAAAAACCCAGATAGCATTCTGACAAATGTTGGAGTCAAGCCTGATATAGATGATCCAACATTTTTACAACAGAACATAGCCAAGATTAGCAAGAAGGCACAGAAGTATTTAACCTTTCAAGGCGAAATGCCTGATGTTTTCAGCCGTCAGCTACAAGCGTTAAGAGTTCAACAAGTAAGTGCCCAAAACCAACGTGCTCGACAAAGCATGGAAGAAGTTGATAACGCACTCAAGGCTTTAAAGAAGAGTGGCAACTTAAATGAAACGGATGAACGCCTCACACTAAATTCCTTAAACAATTACATGTTTGCAGAAGAGGTTGGCGTGCCCAACACAAGTGGGTTCAAACCGAGAAGCGTTGTAAAAGAAGAAGGAAGGCAAGCTCTTGTTGCTTTAGATGAAAAGCTCAAAGCTGGAAAGTCTAAATCTTTGTTTCAAAGCAGGCGTGATTTAAGCCTTCTTAATGCAGCAGACAAATTCAGAAATCAAATAGACAAATTATCTGACACGATTCGTGACGATACATTTTTAAGCAAAGAGATGTCAGATGAACTTACGACAGCCATTGGCGACAACAAAGGGTACTACGCCACAAGAATGTACCGATCTTTGAAAGATCCAGATGCATATGTTCCTACTGAGCCACAAGTTAGAAGTGCGCTTGATGAAATAATGAAGATTTCAGATTCAGTAAACCCAGGTCAAGGGATATCTGAAGAGGCTGCTTTAGGAGTGCTTAACGATTTAAGGCAAAGGGTTTCATTTAACAACGCCAGTATGAAGCCAGCAGATCAGTTTACCGAAAGCACTTTAAGTGGTGTGGCTCAAGGAATAATGAAAGGCAGAAGGCTTGATGATCTTCCTGCAGTTAGAGACTTTTTGGGCGAATACTCTGGTGCATCTGATGTGCTTGCAAGAGTGAAAAAGAAAGACGGAACATTTGGCGTTGAACCAATTAGGCAAAGATCATTAGAGGAGCAACGCCTTGGCCTTAGAACGAAAGCCATCGACACCATTGATGGCATGGCCAAAGCTATCAACAAGTCAAAGTACTTTGACAATTTAAATATTTATAACAGCACTTTGCCTGAAGCAAACAGGTTTATTTTTGACGCAGTACCCAAAAACGTAACATTTCAAGAAGCTGAAAACTACGTTCGTGTTGGCATGGAAGGCGCGTCTACTGCAACAGAAGTATCGGACATTGCTAGAAAAAAATATGGGCCGCTTGCAGGCAAGTACGTCAAAGAAGAATATCTAAGAGCAATCGAAGATATGCCACAACAGTTCTTGAGTGCGGACACTAACAGGCTTTGGGCCACGTTTTTGGCAGCAAAAGGTTTCTCGCAAGTTGCTAAGACAGTTCTAAGCCCGGTAACACAGATAAGAAACGCGACCACCGCATCTTTCTTTGCACTAAAGAACGGCAACTTCGGTAATGCAGAAAACTTAATCGACTCTGCTCAAACGGTCTTCAGTCAAATTGGCCAACGACTTGTGGATTTACCAGGGAGCAGTGCGTCAGGAGCTTTAGCTGCCAAGATTGATCGTTCAGGTTCTTTGGTGCAAAGAAATGCAGATGACACTGTCAACATCAAGAAGGGCGACATAGATAATTACTACGATGACCTGATTGAGTTAGGAATCGTTAACACCAACGCCAAAATTGGTGAGTTTGAAAACTTATTCAAAGATGCGCTTAGCGCTAAGCAAGGCGTCTTCGGTAAGAAGTATGTTGAGAGAGCAGCAAATATACAAAACACTTTTGCTGGAAAGCTGTATCAAGGATCAGACGATATCTGGAAGATATACAGCTATGAAATGGAGCTTGGTCGGCTCATGGATGCGTTTAAAAAAGGCGCAAAGAACATACCAGTAACAGATGTCCAAAACCAATTGATGCTAAGAGGCCGTTCTGTTTCTGAATTAAGTGGCCCAGAACTTCAACAGCTTTTAAAACGAGAAGCTGCATCCATAGTCAAGGACACAGTCCCCAACTACGCTCGTGTACCTCAAGCAATACAACAACTAAGGCGGTTACCATTCGGTAACTTTGTTGCGTTCCCTGCTGAGATCATTAGAACCTCTGCCAGCGTTTATGGTCGAGCAATGAAAGAGCTTGGCAATGAATCCGTTGCAATTAGATCTATTGGCATGCGTCGGTTGCTTGGTTCTTTGACTGTTGATGGCGGTCTTTACGGTGGATTAATGGCTGGGGGTCTTGCGCTTACTGGTTCTGACATGGAACAAGTGAATGCTTTCAAGCGTTCTTTCGCTGCCGATTGGGAAAAGAACGCAATGCTTATACCTCTTGCAACAGACAAAGACGGAAGCATCACAGACTTTTACAACTTCTCGTACACCAATCCCTATGACTACTTAACTCGTTCAGGAAGAGCAATCTTCAACGCTGTCAACTCAGGCGTTACTGGAGAAAAAGAATTAAATGCAATTGCTTTTGATGCAGCAATGGAAAGCGGAAGAGAGTTTTTTTCACCCTTCCTTGGCGAATCTATATTAACTGAAAAGATTTTAGATGTAGGGCGTAATCAAACTAGGTTTGGTCGATCTGTTTACAATAATGAAGATCCATTTGATGTAAAGATTGGTAAGTCTTTTGCCCATTTGGCAGAAGGTTTGACACCCGGCGCGTCACCAATTGAACTAACCTCAACTGTTACTTCTTCTCTCCCTGGTGGTCTTGATATTAGGGTTGGCGATTTTCCAAAAGCAATAGGACTTGCGGCTGGAATCACCGATCCTAGGGAAGCGGTCAAACGATCTGGTGTAAGAATTGATGCAGCTGGTGAGTTTGTGGAGGCTCTGACAGGAATCAAAGCGGTGAAGCCAAGGATTGAAACTTCATTACTGTACAGAGGTTATGAAGCTGGAAGAGCAGTGCGAGATGCATCAGGTATTTTCAATCAGATTGCTAAAACAAGCGGCAACGTATCAGCAGAGGACATGACCAAGGCATACATCACAGCCAACGAGCAGCGATTCAAAGCATTGCGTGATCTAAATATGGCAATTGAAGACGCAAGGACTCTTGGCCTGTCCACCTCTGAGATTATGAAACCACTAAAGAAAGCTAAAGTCCCGCAGCTTAACGCTGTTATGGCTGGTAGGTTTAACGCATTCACTCCGAGCAAAGAAACAATACGGTTTGCACTGCAAGGAAATGAAAACAAACTTTCTAATCCATTTGACTTTAAAGCGATGGCAGAGGTTAGAAAAGGTTTTCAAGGCTCAGCTTTTAGGCCAGAAGCGAAAGCTGAACAGATGGCTGCGCAGGAAGCCGCACAAGCGCCTGTTGCTCCACCCCCTACACAACCACAGCCTGCGCCTTCAATCGCGCCTACACAGACCAGCACAGCGCCTACGTCATTGTTTAATCGTGGCACTGATGCGTTAAGACAGATAGAGTTGAACAAACTCCTAGGCATTGATTAGTGTGGTTCCAAAAAGAAAGCGATCAAAATCCAAATACTTTGCCAAGAAGACTGAATACGATGGCATCGTGTTCGATTCCAAGCTTGAAGCTGCCCGATACAAGATACTCAAACAGCTAGAGCAGGCTGGCGAACTCACTGATCTTGAGGTCCAGGTGGACTTCCCTTGTGTGGTCACCGTCAATGGCGAGGATCAGAAGATCTGCTCATACATAGCAGACTTCCGATACAAGCGCGGCGAAGAGGTGGTGGTCGAAGACACCAAGGGTGTGATCACCCAAGTGTTCAGGCTCAAGAAGAAACTGGTCGAAGCACTCTACCCCGGCACCAAGATACTGGTAGTCAAAGACCCTCGCAGCTGGGACTAAAATTTAAGTAAAAGATCAGTCATATAGATTATCCTCCACGGTGACAGATTTTTAGAAAGGGTAGACAAATGGCTTTCTGTCAAAACGGCGCAGTGCGTTCATCCATATTGTCGATCTGACTACCTGGGAACTCAGCCCTGATCTTCTCAGCATCAATCATCATCTCAGCGTTGAACTGCACCTTAGATAGCTCACGCATCTCAGCACTGGAGTAGTAGTACTCACCATCCTCTGGCCTCACACCATTGTAGAAGTCGATGATGCCAACTCTGTACGCTGTGGCGTCCTCTGTGCTCCTCTCAGGCATGTAATCTGCATTCACTAGCTCAGGTATCCACATGTGCTTATCGCACCCAGAACGCTGCTCATCAAGCGAGAGAGCATGGTTTCGCTTCTTACATAACCACACCGCACCATTTGATTCAGTCAATGGCTTTGAGTGTATGCAGTTCCTGCAGTTCACCGACTCAGGCAAGCGCCGTCCGTAGTAGATGTCTTTGTACAGATCAGGCTCATTCTTCATGCGCCAATCTTTCTCTGAGCGGCGTGTATCTTTGAGTGGTGCGTCACTGCATATGATGCGCTCTGCCTTCTCTTGTGCGCGCTCCCAGATAGCGGCGTTGTATTCAATCACCTCTGAGTAGATTTCGCTGTTGTTTTTATTCATTACAACAACCATGCACTTGGTCAGGCCCAAGGCACCCATGTACGCATGGATCTGCCAGCGATAGGTTTCACTCCAAGCCTCATAGCTTTGTAGCTTCACAAGCTCTTTGAACCGCTTGTCGTTTGCGCTCTTCACCTCGAGCAGGAGCACGAGCTCCTCTTCTGGTGGTGGCAACACACCCTTCAGCAGCCCATCGCACGAACCTGCGAAGTGACCACCAAAGAACGACGCACGAAACTGATTGCCGTCTTTGTCATGCGAGGCGATCGATATCACACCACTGTCGCGTATGTTCTCTACGATCTGCTCTTCTATCCTTTGACCAAGGTCGAACAAGCGCAGCATGCGCCCACCAAACGTGGACGGCAGACACCAGCGGAATCCCATCCACAGTTTGTATTCATCGTCATCACCGATCCCACTGAAACCAAGGTGCCCCCGGTGGCGGTTCTCTTTGTTGGCGATGAACTCATCGATCTGATCAAAAATGGACGCTGACAACATTCCAGTACTTACCCTCCTTCCTTACAGTTATTTGTTTGATGTGGCTCATGGCCTTGTGTTGGTTCACTAGATCAGCCGCGTAACTAAGATCATACGGTGTTGGCGTGGCTGACTTTGTCAGAGCGTTCCACTTCTTGAGAGCCACCATCCCTGCCTTACCGCGCATTCCCAGCATGATAGGCATGCTCTGTGGCCAGTACTCACCAGGCGTGGAGAACATCACGTTGAGATAGTCGTTGCCGTTCTTAGATGTCTTGATCTGTGCAGACACAAAGTCGATGTTCTTGATCTTCTCAACCTTTTGAGCAGGTTCTTCTAGTTCATCCGACAGCACACTGCCTTGTGCCGCTTCGCGTGTGGCAGCTGCATCCTTCTCTTCTTGATCTTTGCGTTCCTGGTCAAGCTGATCCAGCAAGTCCTGCTGACGCTGAAGCATCTGCTCCACGCTGTACCGAGGCTCTTCACACTCAACACAGTTACGGGCATACATGTCATTCACGGCATAGCAGTGGTCACATATCCAGATCTTCGGCTCAGCCGATTCATCTTCTTGTGGTCTCTCTGGCCTAGCGGTATCGATGCAGCCATGGCGCATCATGTTCTCGCCGTAGTCCAGCAGCATGCAGTCTTTCTTGTCGCCCCAGGTGCGCATGCCTCGGCCACAGATCTGCACATACAGGCCCAGAGACTTGGTCGGTCTGAGCAAAGCGATGCAGTCCGTGCGTGGCGCATCCCAGCCCTCAGTCAACACAGCGACGTTACACAGCGCGTTGATGACACCGTTCTCAAAGTCCTCAAGGATCTTCTTGCGCTCTTCAGCGGGCGTTTCTGCCGTCACGACCGCGGCTTCTACACCTGCATCACGCAGGTACATGCACATCTTGTTCGCATGCGCCACGGTGATACAGAAGAACACACTGCTCAGTCGGCCTTTGCTGTACGCCTTGTCAATCCAATCGGCCACAATCGCAAGCATGGTTTGATCTTCCATGGCGAGGTGTTCAATGTCTGACTCACGATAGTCGCCACCCTTGAACTTGACCCTAGCTGTGGATGCATCGATCACCGCCTCTGACGCAACCTGGTACGCAGACAATCGGCACAGATACCCCGCCTTGATTAGCTCTGGGATCGTTACCCGGTGAGCGACACCACCAAAGAAGTGATCGTCCAACCCATAAATGAATCCTTGACCCATACGATATGGCGTTGCTGTGACACCCAAAACCTTTGGTGCGTAATGCTGAGTAGAATCAAAGTGATCAAAGATCTTTCGATATCGACTCCGCTTCTCTGGCCCAACATGGTGGGCTTCATCCACGATGATGTAATCAAACTCGCCTGAGTTCTCTAATCGCTTTGGTGTAGCCAGGGTATCCCGACTAGCGATCACGATAGGCTCGTGCGAATCAAACTGTTTTAAACCTGCAGCCAGCAGACCACTAGGTGCACAAGGCCAAACGGT